GATGAAGAAGTATCCGATGCCGTCGTCCGTCAAGCCAGAAAGAGTGAGAGTCCGTGAATCAGAAGAAGCACAATCATTTACAGATCATCCGCGAGTTCATTCAAATTCATAGTAGGGGGCGGTAACGGATCAACGATTAGATGTGGCGTCTCAAACCTCTCGCCTTCCGTCTCAGCTCTCTGTGTTGCATGAGATATCTGGTGTAACTTCTTAGCACTCACGGCTAAAGCATGCTGTAACTTGATGTTCTCGCGCTCCGTAGCATCTAAATCATTCTCGAGGCGCTGACGGTCGAGATCAGATTGTATTATCGCTTCTTCCAAAGCGCGACATCTGTCAGCTAATTCTCGCAGTTGCGCATTCAATTGGTCAGTAACAGTAGTGTCATTACGGATATTTTCGTACGCTTCATGAGTCCCCATGACACGATATTTTTCTGTCACCTCTGCATGCACACGCTTTCTCACATCGAACAGATGCACGACTTTCGATGGTTCAACATTGAGTGCCGTAAGCAGATTATGCTCGTTCTTAGTGGCATTGATGCATTTATGCTCATCAAGATAAACGTTAAGCTGATTTGAACCATCAATTTTGGGTTTCAAATTACATTTTCTAGGGGCTGGAACAGGTCTACAACGCTCGGAAGTTTCCGCCAATTGAACGACCAAAGACGAATTCTGATCACGCAACGATTCCACCTGCGCTTGAAGAGTGTCATGATCCTCTTTCCACACTAGCTGACTAAGACCCCAATTCTGCTGAGCACCTGTCACAACTGGACTATACTGATCAGCAAATGACCTCCAATTAAGGCGGTAAAATCGTAAAAAGATATCCCGAGCAGGGTTACCTGGGGCGTAATCCAATACCCTTTTGACCATACGTTGCTTACTCAATGGGGTATACTTATCATCCAAAAGAATAGCTGCCTCAACGACTCCATGATAAGTTAGTCGAGTGTAAAATGGATCAAAACCCACACAAGGTCTAATGTGTTGACCGTTAAGCATAGAATCAGTACAGTCATTCTCCATCATCCAGGAAATAGCTGCAGGTGTAACAAAAATAACCATTGCACGTGCTGATAAGTGGTTATAGGCAGATTCACCACGCCGTCCGGCCTGAACCAATTGTTTGTGCTCAGGAGCGAGCTGAGTCACGTCGAACAGATCATATCTCGCAACAGCAACGTCATCCGCTTTGAGAGTCAACTGAGACGTAGTCATCTCTGTCAAGAATACAGTCTGCAGATCCAATCTTTCGTTGGGCACATACAGCAACATACCGACATCACGTGACGTCTGCCACTGACCTTTGATGTTAACCGGTACTATAGCGTAGTACTTATCAATATAATCCTCAGCGGCAGGATTTTCTCCTTTCATGTCGTGAAGAGTGTGTGTGAGGAAGTGGCCTCGAGCCTGATTATACTGTTCAGCTGGATAACGGCCAGGTGACTGAGCGGTATAGGATTTAAGAACCGCATCTTCCAAGGACCTCTCAATGGCTACTTGCACAGACTGCTCCTCCACAGAAGTGTCAGAGGGTTGTTCTACTGGAGAGTTCAAGGGTAATTCACCAGTTTCTGATAGCATCTTCAATTGCTCATCATCCAGGTGTTGTTGAATTCGAGACATGTTGGATTCAGTCAGTTTGATCTGGTACATCCCATGGACATATCGCTGAACTCGGTTAATCATCTCAGACAGTTGCATATCACGACGGATAAGGCAAGTCTCCTTCAGTGAAGCCTTCCAGCGTCGGGAGGGATTGGACAGGTGTTCAACCAACGAAGACAATAGAGTCTGATGACTCAAAAGAAAAGATAAACTGGGTGGAACTGCATCGGAAACACTGACGCTTTTACCCTCACTGTCCAAATAGTTAATGGTAATTCTGGAACCACGCTCAGCACGAGGAAGAGTTTTTCCGGCCATGCTTGATTGGAAGGCGACAGGAGGCAGAGACGCCGATGACGATTCTTCAGATTCAGATGATAAGGCACGTGCAACAAGAGGCTTCGAAGTTGATTGTACACGACGAGGAAGTGACAAGACTCTCTTCTCCTTCAGCATTTGGACGGACCACGCTGAAAAGGAAAAATTGACC